TCTTTCTTATTATTAATTGCAATGATTAATACAGACTTTCCTCGCACAAAATAATTGTACTTAAAAGACACAATAGTATATAATAGATATACAAATCAAGCTAAAGGACACAAATGAGTATATTAGATAAGATTAAAAAGAATTCAACCATTAAGGACTCTGCAATTCTTGCTCAGTCTAAGTTTTTCCAGAAAAAGGATATGATCCCTACTTCTATTCCTGCAATCAATATTGCTTTGTCTGGTAAACTGGATGGTGGTTTAACTCCTGGTCTAACCATGTGGGCAGGTCCATCAAAACACTTTAAGACTGCTTTCTCATTGTTAATGGCAAAGTCGTATCTCGATAAGTATCCTGATGCTGCATTGCTATTCTACGATTCAGAGTTTGGTACTCCTCAATCATATTTCGATTCATTCGGTATCGATACTGAACGAGTTATCCATACCCCTCTGACTAATATCGAGCAACTTAAATTTGATATTATGACTCAGTTGGAAGGCGTAGAACGTGGCGATCATTTGATTATCATTATTGATTCTATCGGTAACTTGGCTTCTAAGAAAGAAGTTGATGATGCACTTGAAGGTAAGTCGGTAGCAGATATGTCTCGTGCTAAGCAGATCAAATCTCTATTCCGTATGGTAACCCCTCATCTATCATTAAAAGATATTCCAATGGTTGTAGTTAACCATACTTACAAGACTATGGAATTGTATTCTAAAGATGTAGTTGGTGGTGGTACTGGTTCTTATTACTCGGCAGATAATATCTTTATTCTTGGTCGTCAACAAGATAAGGATGGCACTGAGTTAATGGGTTATAACTTTATTATTAATGTGGAGAAATCTCGTTATGTTCGCGAAAAGTCTAAAATTCCTGTCTCAGTTAAATTCGATGGAGGGATATCTCGCTGGTCTGGCTTGCTTGATATGGCTCTCGAGTCTGGCCATGTCATCAAACCTTCTAATGGTTGGTATTCAAAAGTTAATACCCTAACAGGTGAAATCGAAGAAAAGAAATGGCGAATCAAGGATACTGATACTAAAGAATTCTGGTTACCAGTTTTAACCGATAAAACATTCCAAGATTGGGTACAATCAAACTATCAAATAGCGAATGGTTCTATTATTAAAGATGAAGATATCTCTGAGGAACTTGATGCAATTGAGGAGTTAGTAGATGATTGAGTTTGAAGAAGTCGGTACTTTACCTACTGGACAAGTGAAATTAAAGTTTACAAATACTAGCTTTGATGATATAATATTTACATTAGGTAAAGTTTCATTCACTGATACCGGTGATGGTGCAACACTTCATTATGAGTATGACGTAGTAGAGCATACAAACGAGTATCAGAAGAATGATCTTGATAGACTAATGGGTGATTTTATTATGCAACTATTAGATCGCGGTGTCAAAGAAAATAATTTAGTATATACAGGCGGAACGGATGACAATCGAGAAACAAATATTATCGAATCTGATAGCGAATGAGGATTACTGTAGAAAAGTTGCGCCATTTATAAATCCATTATACTTTGCTGATAGAACTGATAGGATCCTATCTCAGGAGATACTAAAGTTCTTCAGTAAGTTTAATAAACCAGTAACCAAAGACGTATTACTAATTGAAGTTAGTAACCGTACAGACATATCTGAAACGGAATTAAAGAACCTCAAAGACGGAGTTGCTAGTCTTACGACTGATGCAGTTAATGAGGAATGGTTACTAAGTAACACAGAGAAATTTTGTAAAGACAGAGCAGTATACAATGCAATTCTTGACTCAATTAAAATTATTGACGGCAAAGATGATCAGCATACACAAGAAGCAATCCCAAATATTCTATCTGATGCTTTGGCCGTTAGTTTTGATAACCACGTTGGCCATGATTACATTAACGATGCTGACAGCCGTTTTGATTTCTACCACCGAGTAGAAGAGAAGTTATCCTTTGGTCTTGATCTAATGGATAAGATTACTGCTGGTGGTCTATCTAAGAAAAGTCTTAATGTTGTACTTGCAGGTACTGGTGCAGGTAAGACTCTATTTATGGGCCATCTTGCTGCATCTACTCTGCTTCAAGGTCGTAATGTATTGTATATCACGATGGAGATGGCAGAAGAAAGAATTGCAGAACGTATCGATGCAAATCTTTTGAATCTATCCATGCAGGAATTGAAGGTAGTCGATAAGAAAACCTTTGATAATCGTATGTCTAAGATATCTAGTAAGACTCAAGGTAAGTTAATCATTAAAGAGTATCCAACCGCGGGTGCGCACTCAGGACATTTCCGAGCTCTACTTGAAGAGCTTAAGATGAAACGTGAGTTCAAACCTGAGCTTGTGATTATCGATTACTTAAATATCTGTGCATCAGCAAGGATTAAAGCTGGGTCAAATGCTAACTCATATACTCTTATTAAGTCCATTGCTGAAGAGCTTCGTGGTCTTGGTGTAGAATATAATGTACCTATTATGACGGCAACCCAGGTTACTCGTTCTGGTTTCAATAGTTCTGATGTAGAACTTACTGATACTTCTGAATCTTTTGGTTTACCGGCGACAGCAGATCTTATGTTTGCTTTGATTCGTACTGAAGAGTTAGATGAGTTGAATCAAGTTATGATTAAACAACTTAAGAATCGTTATAATGATCCATCTTATTACAAACGATTTGTACTTGGTATCGATCGATCTAAGATGAAACTATATGATGTAGAAGAATCTGCTCAAACCGGATTATCTGATTCGGGGCAGGACAAGGACGATGGTCCTGCATTTGATAAGGGATCGTTTGGTCGAGGTATGAAGGCGGAAGCCTACGAAGGATTTAAGTTCTAAAACAAGGCTACTTCGGTAGCCTTTTTCTTTTATAAATATAAAATGCAATACGTATACGATAAACAATTTATTCCTGGCAAATTTGGGTTAAACAATAACCCAATTACATTGTCTACTCTGCAAACAAGGATTACTCAAACTTTAAAACAGTTTAATGTAGATCCAGTAGTTAAAGACTATTGCAATGAATTATTGGCACAGTCAGTAAAAGGATCATCAAGATTTAAAGTTAATCCTTTAGCTCTATCTGATAAAGACGTCAATATTATTCTAAAAGATTTCGGTGAGTTAACTGGTGCAGCTTATTTGTTAAAGACTTCTAACAAGTATTCACACGTTAAATTCCCAACTGGTAATGAGAAACTAATTGATTATATTCTAGTTACTAAAGAAGGCATTGAAGAGAAATTCTCTGCAAAGGCAGGGCAAGGTGGTAAACCATCAATTACTTCAGTGATGCCTGTAATTAAAGAATATTCAGAAAAAGGTAAACTAAAGAATAAACATAAGTTAGCCGCGGAGGTTTTATCTTTAATCTCAACCGATCAAAAGAATGGTTTATTTTTAGGACCATTGATGGCAGCACAACTACTTAATACTCCAGGTTATAGAGCATTAATAGCAGTTCTTAAAAAATTAAATGTACATTCTGGAAACTTAAGTGATATTCCAACCCAAGAGCAATTATTGGAAGCAGTGAATAAAGCTGGTTCATATGAAAATTGCTTACAAACATTTAGTCTTTTCTTTAAAGATTCAGGTTATAGTTCAAATTTAAATCCAGTAGTTACAAAGAGATTAATTGAAACTCCTAAAGAAGGCAAAGAAAAGAAATGGGGTATATTGCATTATCCAATTACTGCGGAACTTATTAAGTGGTTAAATACAGATTCAAATGAAGCAAAAGAACTTCTTACTATGGCAGCAAATACATTAACGGTAACCCAAGTGTATTTAGATAGACGTGGTACTGAGTTAACATACACAGTTAAGGGTTTCTCTGATGCAGAATTCTTATTTGGATCACCTTCTAGTATGCCTAGACCTACAAATAATCGTATAGGTTTTACTATGAAAAAGAACCCAAAGCCTAAAAATAAGTAAAATAACTGTGTACATTTAATAGGAATTGTAGTATAATAACAATATGAAGAAATTTTCAGAATACCTAAAAGAAGAACAAGAATATCAAGATGGTGGTTTAACTATATTCGATATTGATGATACTCTATTCCACACCACGGCTCAGATCGGTGTAATCAAAAACGGCAAAAAAGTTAAGAGTCTAAGCAATCAAGAATTCAATACATACAAACTAGGTGCTGGAGAAAGCTTTGATTATGATGAGTTTGCGGATGCTGCTAAGTTTAATGCAGAAAGTAAACCAATCGGTAAAATGCTTGACAAAGCTAAGATCATTCTTAAGAACTCAGAAAAGAATCCAAATAGTAGAGTGATTATTGTTACCGCTCGTAATGACTTTGACAATAAAGAAATATTCCTAAATACATTCCGTAAACATGGTTTCGATATCGATAAAGTTCGAGTAGAACGTGCTGGTAAGATATCTGATGTAAGTGATGTAGCCTTCAAGAAAGTTATCATTATCCGTAACTATATAAATACTAAGAAGTTCAAACGTGTTAGATTGTTTGATGACAGTATGGCTAACTTAAAAGCTTTTCTAAAATTAAAAACAGAATTCCCAATGGTTAAGTTTGAAGCATTTTTCGCTAACCATGATGGAACAGTAAAGACAATCAAATGAAAACATTTAACGAATACATTACAGAATCTAAAGATTCATTTCAGTATCATCTTGGTAAACTACACAAGACTGCTAAGTCAATCTCTACCCATAAATCTTATGGTGGCCATGTAGGAACTAAACGTTCTGAAGAGTTAAGAGATAGATACGATCACCATCTTGGTGAAATCAAAAAGAACCATGCCGAGCAATGGAAACTTCATTGTAAAATAAATGATATGGAACCAAACCACTGCGGTGCGGACATGTATGCTTAATTTTAAAACTTATATCACTGAATCATTTGTAGTGCCATCTCATATGCCATTAACAGATGCTGCTATTCAAGGTAGAGTTAAAGAACGATTTACTGCCAGTATAGAAAATCTTAAAATGGCAGTTAAAGAAGGAACTATCCGTAAAGCAGATCTTGAAACTATTAAAGATGCTTTGAATAGTGCAAGTGAAGCAACGTGGGAAAAGTGGTATTCTAAACCTTATTTCTGGGGTAAAATAAATGACACTAGTATAACTGATGAAGAGATGGATATATATTATAAAGATAAGGGATTTAGAAATGCTCAGGGCATTATTAAAAAATATTCTAAGTTTGCAAATAAATCTAAAATAATAGCAATGGCAATTCAGATTGCTACTGAGTTTGCTCCATTTAAAGATATTATGGAGCATCTTAAAGCTAATATGACAACCGGTCGGGCGCCATCTACTAAAATTAAATATGTAAATCCTAATCAAATTAGAGGCACTTGTGCTTGGTGTTTGAGAGATATTGCAATCGATCGATCAGGTTTAATGGCACATCATGGATATGAAAGACCCGATGTTGGTTGGCAAACTCAATCGTGTCCAGGAACTGAATATAAAAATTTAGAAGTTTCTCTTGATGGATTAAAAGAACACATTAAAGCAATTGACCAATTTAAAACCCGAGTGACTCATGAATTAGATGCATTACCTAAGGTTGTATCACTTACAATTAAAGTTCGAACAAAACTTGGTCATAGATCTGATGTAGTTATTGGTAAAGAAGATCCTCGTTGGAAAGATGCTATGCAAAATCAATCACGTAACTTGCAAGGGCAAATTAGTCAAGCAAAATCAGACCATGAATATTTCTCTAAAAAACTGCGGGAATGGCAAATAAAACACAATGCTTAAGTAATATAGAACATGTTGAAGATTTAATTTGTATAAATAATATATGGAGGAATAAAATGTTCATATATTTAACTACAAATAAAATTAATAACAAGAAATATATTGGTTATTGTACTAGAGATGATGACTCATATATGGGTTCTGGTAAACTAATAATGGCAGCATTTAATAAGTATGGTAAAGATAATTTTGAAAGAATAATTCTTGAGGAATGTAATTCTATTGATGAATTATCATTGGCTGAAAAAAGATGGATAAAACAGTATGATGCGGTAAACTCAGATGAATTCTACAATCTGTCAGAAGGTGGATATGGTGGCAATCCTGTTACAGTTAAAAGATATTGGGATTCTTTAACTGAAGAACAAAGAAAAGAAAGAAATAGTAATTGTGGCAAGTATGATAGAAATAAATCTGCAAAGCGCGGTCCAATGTCTGTTAAAGCTCGAGCTAACATAAAGAAATCATGGGATTCTTTAACTGAAGAACAAAGAAAAGAAAGAACTAGTAAGTGGACTTATGATAAGTCTGGTTCTAATAACCCAACTGCTAAAAAAGTTATTGTAGAATTTAATGATATTTTAACTGAATATGAATGTTTAAAAGATGTGTGCAATGATTATGATATACCATATTCATCATTAAAGACTATTACTAAAAACAAGAATAGTTATTCAAAAAAATATAATCTAAGGATAATGTATGTTTAAGAAAAGAAAGGAGCGCTCTGTATGTTGACATTAAAAAGTTATCTCAAAGAAGATAAAAATACTCATATGGAGCATCTTTAGATGATCTACTCCTCGATGGTGGGGTGAATGGTGCTCGTAAAGCCATTAACTTTCTTAGAGATCTTCGTGACATGCTTGCTGGTCATAGCAAAACAAAAGTTACAGCTACTGTAAAATGGGATGGTGCTCCAGCCATTTTCTGTGGTATAGATCCTAGAGACGGTAAGTTCTTTGTTGCTAAAAAGGGTGTATTCAATAAAGAACCTAAGGTATATAAGACTGCATCTGAGATCGATGCTGATACCTCTGGTGATCTTGCTTCAAAATTAAAAGTAGCGCTAGTAGAGTTAGGTAAGTTAGGAATTAAGTCGGGTGTATATCAAGGCGATCTGATGTTTACTGATGATTTAAAAAAGGAAATAATTGACGATGAACAATATATTACATTCCATCCAAACACGATTGTTTATGCAGTACCTGCTTCTTCGGAATTGGGTAAGACAATTACTAAGGCTAAAATAGGTGTAGTTTGGCATACAACTTACACCGGCGATTCCTTTGAATCAATGAAGGCGTCATTTGGTAAGTCTATTATTCAAAATTTAAAACATAATCCAAACGTATGGATGGATGACGCTAATTATAAAGACTATTCTGGTACTGCTACGTTTACTGAAGCAGAGACTAAAGAAGTTACTGCAATCTTGTCAAAAGCCGGTTCATTGTTTAGTTCTATTAAAGCAGAGACTTTAAATGGCATCTCTGGTGATGCCGATTTACTTATGGCAGTTAAAACTTTTGGTAATGCTAAGATTAGAAAAGGTGAAACAATTGATAATCCGACTCAGCACGTTAAAGACCTCTTCAACTGGATCTATGATAGGTATCAAAAAGAAATCGATTCTAAGAAAACCGATAAGGGTAAATCGGTACAAGAAGAGAAGCGTAAAAAAATACTTGCGTTTTTCGCAAATCACCAGCAAAATGAGATCGCGAAGATTTTTGAACTCGCGAATCTCATCTCAGCTGCGAAACATAAGATAATCGATAAGATGAACCAGGCCGGTCATATAAGTACATTTATTAAAACAAACAATGGATTTAAAGTGACTGGTGTAGAAGGATTCGTAGCAATAGACCATCTAACTGGTGGTGCAGTTAAGATTATTAATAGAATGGAATTCAGCAAATCAAACTTTTCTGCTGATGTAATTAAAGGGTGGGCCAAATAATTTAACACTTTAATCATTTTCCTAGTAAAATTTGTATAAATAATACTAGGAGGATACTACATGTATTATATATATTGGATTAAAAGAAAAACACACACAAATATTCTAAAAGAAGGATATATTGGATTTTCAAATAATGTTCAAAGAAGATATTTAGAACATTCATCTGGAAATTCTATAGTTAGTAAAAACATACAAAAATATGATGATATTGATGTAATTATATTATTTGAATTTATTAATGAACAGGAAGCATTAGACAAAGAAAAAGAATTGCGTCCGAGCAAAAGAATAGGTTGGAATATTGCAGTTGGTGGCCAAATACCTCCTTCTACTAAAGGTGATAAAGATATAGCAAAAAAAATATCTGAAACTTTAAAAAATAAAAAAATAACGCCCTATTCAGAAAAAACACATTCTCCAGAAGCTTTGGAAAAATCAAGAATAAAGAAACAGGAAGCTAATAGAAAAATGTATCATAACCCAATTACTGGAGAATATAAGTTTATAGCTTTGGGATTAGGAGAACTTGTGCCTGAAGGTTGGGTACCAGGTAGAGTTGCTAAAAATAATATTATAAAAGTGCGTGGGAAAGATTATATTTGTAATACTAAAAAATTTAAAGTAATAGATCCTAATGGAGATGAATATATTGTAGAAAATAATTTTAAGCAATGGTGTAAAATTAAAAATATAGCATATCTATCGGGGTGTAGAAAAATGCAATGGAAAGGTTGGAAGGCTTTTGTATTATGAGTGATTTAAATGATCTATTTAAGGTTGTTGCTGAAGGCAAGAAGCACTTTGAAGATACCACATTAGTTGGCCAAAAGGTTAAACAAACTAAAGTCCACGTCAAAGAGGATTTAGGTTCTTTGTTTGCTCAACTTGCTGCACTTAAAGAAGATCTAGTTGTAATACAAGAAGCAAAACAAGAAGACATGATTGTTGAGGATATCCTTACTGAAGTATCTCCTATTCCTGCATTACCAGTAATCAGAACTCCAGAACAACGTATTAAAGATACACAAGCAGATGTCGATAAGTACCTAACAGGTAAATCATTCCAACAGCCAAATCCAGATTTAGTTGATAAGAATATGGAGGCCATCCAAGCTAAGATGAAATTCTTAGAACAGGCAATTGGCCGTATCGCGGCTGCGGGTCCTGGTGGCGGTGAAGTTAACTTAAGATGGTTAGATGACGTTGCCCGTGAAACCATTTCAGATGGTCGTTGGTTAAAATATGACGACTCACGTAAGAAGTTTGTATTCGATGAAATCAATCCTTACGAAGTTGTTTATAATACAACTCAAGTTACAACACCAACTTACACCGTAGATGATAATGACTACTATATTGGTGTTGATTATGCGGGGCCTGTTACTATTACACTACCTACTTCTGCTAATTCAGGTAGAATGCTAATCATTAAAGATGAGGATGGTGATGCAGAAATTAATCCCATTACAGTACTTGGAAATGTAGATAATGATGCTGGTGGATTCATAATTCAAATAAATAATGGAGCCATTCAATTAATTTATAGAAATGGCTGGAGAATCGTATGACGTACTTATTTACAAATAACCAAGAGATTAAAAATGATGATGGTAATCCAATACCAATCTCAAAGAATACATCTACTAACTCTGATTCCAATCCAATATTTGTAAAGGGAACTTCTGATTCTAGTTTCTTTGCACCAGTACAATCAGATGCTTTTGGTCGTTTACGTGTAAGTAATCCACATACACTATTTGATGGTGCGCAACGTTATAGAGATGACCCATTTAAGTGGGATCAAGTAGATACTGGTGCAGCAACATCAACATTTCTTGTAAATGAAAGTTCAGTGTTAATGTCAGTATCTGGTAATGGAGATGAATCTATCAGACAGACAAAATCCGTGTTTGCTTATCAGCCTGGAAAAAGTTTATTGACACTAGCAACTTTTGTAATGAATACACCAACAGCGGGATTGCGTCAGCGCGTTGGATTATTTGGTGCCCAGAACGGAGTTTACTTTGAAGTAGACGGCACAACAGTAAATATGGTCATAAGGAAATATACATCAGGATCCGTAGATGATACATCAGAAAAGTTTGCTCAAGCAAATTGGAATGGTGATAAACTTAATGGAACTGGTCCAAGTGGAATTACTTTAGATGTAAGTAGATCACAGATTTTTTGGTGTGATATTGAATGGTTAGGGGTTGGATCTGTTCGATGCGGATTTGTTATTGATGGACAATTCATAGTTTGCCATACATTCCACCATGCCAATAGAGTTGGATTTAGTAAAGTTTATATGACTACTGCCACATTGCCAGTTAGATATGAATTAACTAGTACTGGACCTGCTGGTAGTATGAGAGCAATATGTTCTACTGTTATGTCTGAAGGCGGATATATGAATCGTAGTATAACTCGTAGCGCAGGAACTAGTTTGACTGGTAAAGATTTAAGTAATACTGTGTATAGACCTCTAGTATGTATTAGACTAAATTCTGCCAATATTGAATCAGTAGTTGTTCCTGTTAAATTTGATGTTTTTGGATTGCAACCGGCAGCATTTGTCTATCGTATAATCATAAATCCCACATTGACTGGTGCTAGTTGGGTTTCATCTGGTGCTGATAGTTCAGTACAGTATGATATATCTGCTACGGCATTATCTGGTGGAACAGTTATTGACCAAGGGATTTTTGTGGGATCTAACAAAGGTGGTTCTGCTTCTATCACTTCTAATGATGTAGATTTTAGCCAACAAATTGGTCGTACTATAGGTGGAGTTAGTGATATTTGGTGTCTAGCTGCTATAGCGACTACAAATAATGATGATGCGGTTGGAGTAGTAACTTGGCAAGAACATATTTAATAGCTTTATAAAGTAATAACTCGTATAAATAATAATACGAAATCAAATTATATAGATGGATTAAATGAAGAACTACAAGCAACTAATCAAAGAATTGCCCTCAAAAAGTGTTGTATTTGCCTTTGGCAGATTCAACCCGCCTACTATTGGCCACGAGTTATTATTCAAAGCAATTAAGAAGATCGCCCAGTCTCATGGTGCAGATCATGTTATTTACGCTTCTCGTACCCAAGACAAAAAGAAAAATCCATTACCGGTAGCACGTAAGATTCATTACTTGAATTTAATGTTTCCTGGTGTACATTTTGTGGCAGCCAATGAAGAGATTAGAACCTTCATGGAAGCAGCAAAACTATTAAATAAAAAATATAAAAACATTATAATGGTTGCAGGTTCTGACCGTGTTCAAGAATATACAAAACTACTTAATACCTATAATGGTAAAGAGTTTAAGTTTGACACCATTCAAGTAATTTCTGCGGGTGAACGCGATCCTGATTCAGATGATGCAACTGGTATGTCTGCATCTAAAATGAGAACGGCCGCTTCTAAGGGAGATTACACCACATTTAAGAAAGGTTTACCTAGTTCTATTAGAGAGATTGATGGTAAACTATTAATGAATGAACTTCGTCAAGGCATGGGTCTTGAGGGGATTAAAGAACAAGTTAAATTTAGTGTTGATGAGTTAAGAGAAAAATACTTTAAAGGCGAGATCTATCATATAGGTGAAGTTGTTGAATCAGACGGAATCCAATATGAGATCATGGATAGAGGTAGTAATTATCTAACACTCATTGATGAATCTGGCAACCTATGTAAAAAATGGATAAAAGACGTGGCTATTGTAGAAGAGAAAAAAGGCCTTTGGGCAAACATTCATGCTAAACGAGCAAGGATTAAAGCCGGGTCGGGCGAACGCATGCGTAAACCAGGATCTGAAGGCGCTCCAACAAATCAAGCTTTTAAAGACTCGCAAGTTAAAGAAGACGTACAACCTGGATATGCACCTAAAGAGATATCGTTTAAGGGTTATACAACTAAGAATCTACACCACTCAGGCGATGCAACAAAAGCATTCCAAGAAACTATTACCCGCTTTGGTCAACATGATCCAGTTGCAGTATTGAATGCTTTAAAAGCAACAGATACCTACATGAAACTTAATGACTTACATCTAGAGCAAGGTAAAGCACCAGATGATTCTGAATTAAAAACTTGGCGTGATGCACATGCTAGAGCAAGAGAGTCTCTATTGCGCATTGGTGAATTTCAACACCATCAAGATTATTGGCATACACATGAACATGAAATCCAAGGCATGGAAGCAGACTATACGCCGGCAACGGCAGGAGCAGATATGGCAGAAGAAACAAATCCAACTTTATCTAATAAGACAATTAGATCTGGTGATAAACTAAAAGTTGCTAGAATTATTGGTTCATTCTTGAGTGTAGACAAAGTTGAAAGTATGTCTAGTCCAGAACAAATCATTAATATGGGTTTACGTAAAGTAAGATCTAAACCATTAAACGCAGAATCTATTTCTATACTAACAAGAATGCTTAATTTAGCTACTGAAGTTGGTATTGATTATGACAATAAACTTACTCCACAAAAAATTAAAGAGTCAATTGATTCACGAGTTACCGTGGATAAAAAATCAGGTTATAATGCTGCTAAGGATGTTATGCGTTACTCAGACTTTAAAAAATTACTTAAGATGAACAAGGGAGAAATTCCTGAAGCTAAAAAAGTAAAAGATGGAATCGTTACAGATGATGACGATACAGATCCATTTGACTACGATGATAAAGTAGCGGGTGATCCGGATTCTAAAGAACCAGATGAAGGTCAAACTCCAACTGCGGCATCTATTGCAGTTAAAGATCTAGAGAATAAAGGACCAATATCTACAGAGGTTGGTCATTCATTTGGTCATGGTGCCGATTCTCAATTACGTCGCCGTAAAGTAAATTATCAAAGAGAAGATGTAGCTACCGCGGAGTATACAATAAAAAAGTTTATCGGGTCTGATGGGAAAACGCATGAGCGTAAAGTTAGACCTCATCGTGTAACATTTGCTGCAAGTAAAGGTAATGCTGAACCAGTTCAACCTAAACAGCAAGATGAAGAGAAAGATGATAAAAAGAAATTAAAGAAAAATTATCCTATCAAAGCTGATCCTATCGGTGGTGGTAATCAAAACAAAGGGTTTGATGCTTTCTTTGAGGAAGTAGAAGACGAAGAGTTAACAGACCAAGAACTAGATTCAATGGTTAATGATGTTAAAGACGTAGAAGATATTATCGATGCTTATGACGATCATGAATTGGCTATTGTAGATGATGAAGATGGCGAAGAAGTTGAATCAGATCTTAAAGAAGATGTACTAATGGAAGTTCTATCTAGAATGGAACGCATTAAAGTTAGAGTTAGATTTGCTAGAACTAAATCTAAACGTGAACGCAAAGTAGTTCTTGCACTTAAACGCCATTCAGATACTGGTACTATTAATAAACGGGCAAGACGCCTTGCCATTATTCTTATGAAAAAACGTCTTGCTAGAAAGCCATTGAATAAACTTTCAATTGGTGAGAAAGAACGGATTGAAAAGATTATTGCTAGACGTAAAACCGTTATTAATCGTTTAGCAATGAGATTGACATCAAGGGTGCGCAAGATCGAGAATGATCGTCTTGCACATCATAAATACACAAAGAAATAATATGCTATCATTTAAAGAATATCTAATGGAGTATGCAATTGACGCCAAAGGACATAAAAGTTCTACGGGTGGTATGACTCAAAAGGGGGTTGATGCATACAATAGAGAAACTGGTGGTAATCTACAAACCGCAGTAACAACACCACCAAGTAAATTAAAACCCGGTAGTAAAGCTGCTAATCGTAGAAAATCTTTCTGCGCTAGAATGTCTGGTGTAGATGGACCTATGAAGAAACCAAATGGCGAACCAACCAGAAAAGCACTAGCCCTAAGAAAATGGAACTGTTAAAAGGAATAAATAAGATATGAACGAATTAACCACAGCCGTAAAAATTGCCCTTGGTAACATCTATGTGATGTATTTCAAGGCCCATGCCTATCACTGGAACGTTGAAGGTCCTAACTTTTCTGATTACCATGGATACTTTGCTACAGTATATGGAGACGTATATGGTTCTGTAGATCCTATGGCTGAAAATTTAAGAAAGCTTGGGGCTTATGCTCCATTTAGTCTTGATAACTTATTTTCCTCTAAGACTGCATCTGAAGATCTAGTAATGCCAACTACATATAATGTTATGTTTGGTAATTTACTTGTTGCCAATGCAGAAGTTATTGCGGCTCTTAATAAAGTATATGAACTAGCTACTGCAGCAAACGAACAAGGTATTGCTAACTTTGTAGCTGAAAGAATTGATACACACAAAATGCATGCATGGCAATTAAAATCACTATCGAAAAACGTTGGAGCGTAACATGAAATCATTCTCAGATTTTGGTAAACAATTAAATGAAGCTAAAGCCACTTACACTATTAAAGATAGTGAAGGTAATATAAAGCATGCTGGTACAGATAAGGATACTGCATATAAGACACATAAGTCTTTAAATGCAAAAGAACCTGGCCATAAATTGTATAAGAATGGTGTATCTTGTTTGAATGAAGCATTATCAAAGGATGATGATGCTGGAGAATGGATCTCAGACTTTGTTAAGTCAGATGATCCTAAGTTTGCTGGTAAGTCTGCGGCAAAACGCAAAGAAATGGCTCTAGCTGCATATTATGCTAAACAAAAGAATGAGTCAAATGATGCTTATGGTGCTTCATTGGAAAAGAAAAAAGAAGATCGTTTATCAGATAAAGATAAAGATACTCTAGGTAAAGTTAGAGATTTATTGGCAAAGGAAAAGAAACCAGCCAAGAACGAAGCAGTTAAACAAGTTCGGGGTGATGATTCATT